CTCCGATTGGCTGCAGTACATGCCGAAGTGGGAGACGGTGGACTACGTAAAAAAGATCATGGGCGCTCAGTACGCGCTCGCCGACGGCATGCCGTTTTTCGGCCGCGGCGCGCCTGGCGCCGCCGGCATCAATGGCGGCGTCCACATGGACGCGCGCACGACGATTCAGATCATGGGCGGCGATCCGCACGCCACCGCGCAGGCTACGGCCGGCGCGCTGTCGGCGGTGCACGGGCGCGCGATCCGCGACCTAAAGGGGGCGGTGGACCCGCTGCACTGACATGAGCGACGCATCGAGCGCCATCGGCCTGCAGCCGATCAAGATCACCCCGTTTCGCGGCATCATTCCGTCGGCGACCGCGAATCCGTCGGGATTCGTGATCCCGCCGCCGCTGATCGCGCAGGCGACGATCGAGGAAAACCACACCGACACGCTCGAGGTGACGCGGCATCCGCTCGAGCAGGGCGCGACGATGTCCGATCACGCCTATCGGTTGCCGGCCGAGGTCACGCTGCACCTCGCGTGGTCGAATTCGCCGACACCGACGCCGAATGCATCGACGCCGTCGCTCGCCGCCATCAGCGGCAACACGCCGAATCAGGTCGTTTCGATCTATGAATACCTGCTGAACCTCCTGCAGACGCGCATTCTGTTTTCGCTTTTCACGGGAAAACGCAGCTACGCGAACATGCTGCTAAAGTCCCTGGGGACGATAACCGATCAGCGCACGGAAAACGCGCTACTTGTCGTCGCGCATTGCACGGAGATAATCATCGTTCAAACGCAAGTCGTCACCCTGACGGCGTCCATCGATGACATGACGTTCGGCGAAACCACGTATCCGGTAACAGAATTCGGGCAAGTCGCGCTGACGCCGGGCACCCACTACACGCCATTGCCGTCGCCATGAGCACAGCATATGAAATCCCGTTGCGCGCGATCCCGCAGTCATTCACGATCACGCTGGGCGGCACTCCCTACGATCTCACCGTAAGGTGGAACGCTGCGAATGCAACTTGGATTGTCGACTTCTATTCGACCTCCGGCGTTCTGATCCTCGGCGGCGTTCCCCTTGTCGCCAATGTCGACCTGCTCGCGCAATACGGCTACCTAGAATTCGGCGGCAAGCTCGTCGCGCAGACTGATTTCGACGTCACGGCGCCGCCGACGTTCGCGAACCTCGGCACGACCGGGCATCTGTATTTCGTGGTGGACTAAGTGACCGGCTCCCCGCAATGGCTCCGCGCCGCTACGCTCGTCGTCAGCGATCAGAACGGGCAAGGTCTCGATCTGAGTCAATTGCATTTTATTTTCGACGTGCGCCTCAGCGACGAGCAGTCGCCGAATACGGCTACCATCCGAGTCTATAACCTGTCGAAAGACACGGTGCGGCGGATCCGCGGAGAATTTAGTTATGTCCAACTCAGCGCCGGCTACGTCGATGCGCAATTCGGCGTCGTTTTCGCAGGCACCATCATTCAGTATCGGATAGGCAAGCAAGGCCAAACCGACACCTATCTCGACATCCTCGCGTCCGATGGCGACGAAGCCTATAACTTCGGCACGATCAGCCAGACGCTGGCGGCGGGCAGCACGCCGCAACAGCGCATGGAGGCCATCGCAGCCGCCATGGGCACGCCGCTTGACACTGCCGCGCTGACGTCCGACGCGACCACGTTCGGCGGCGTGCTGCCGCGCGGTAAGGTTCTGTGGGGCATGGGGCGCGGCGCGATGACGACCGAGGCGGCGGCGTTCGGCGCGACGTGGTCGATTCAGGGTGGCCGCCTGCAGGTCATTCCCAAGACGGGATACCTGCCGGGCGAAACCTTGGTTATTACTTCGGCGACGGGAATGGTGGGAATCCCTGAGCAGACGGACGAGGGCGTAAAGGTGACGATCCTCCTCAATCCGAATGTGATCGTTGGCGGCACCGTGCGAATCGACAATAAGTCGATCAACCAAACCGCGCAGGCATTGAATCCCGCCACCGGGCAGCCGTATTCAAGCGATCAGGCGTATAACAGTTATGCGCCGCAGCTATTGGCGGACATCAGCGCCGACGGCCTCTATCGCGTCTACGTGTCGGAGCACAATGGCGACAGTCGAGGCAATGCTTGGTACACGACCCTTACGTGCCTTGCCATTGATCCTAGTACAGGACAAGTCAATACCGGAGTGGATTGAGTGGACAGTCGACAGCGATTCGAATCCCTGCAGGAAACGCTTATTGCGGCCCTGCAGGGATTCCAGGCGTCCCTGTGGACGGCGATACCGGGCATCGTGCAGTCGTTCAACCCGGCGAAGATGACGGCGGAGGTGCAGCCCGCGGTGCGCGCGCGCCTCGCCCAAAAGGACGGGAGCGTTGAGGTCGTCGCGCTGCCTCTGCTCGTCGACTGCCCGGTGATTTTCCCCGGCGCCGGCGGCTACTTGATGACGTTCCCCATGAAGGCGGACGACGAGGTGCTAATCATCTTGGCGTCGCGCTGCATCGATGGGTGGTGGCAGTATGGCGGCGTTCAGGTCGCGCCCGACCTGCGCATGCACGACCTGTCGGATGGATTCGTGATCCCCGGCGCCTACAGCCGGCCGCGCGTGCCGGCGGCGTTCAACACGCAGAGCGCAGAATTGCGGACGGCGGACGGCACGACGCGCGTGATCGTTTCGGACGCCGGCGGCGGATTCGTGGACATCGAAACCGCGGGGCCGTGCATCATCAATGCCGCCGGCGGGATTTTCCTCAACGGCATCAAGTGGGACACGCATGCCCACGTCGGCGTGCAGACGGGCAGCGGGACATCTGGAGGGCCTGTGTGATGCGATATCGCGTGCTGTCGCCGTCGGGTGACTACGTTTTCGGCCGCGGCGCCGGCGAATTCCTCGCGAATTCCCCGGCCTGCGTCGCGCAGCTCGTCGAAACCCGCCTCGCCCTGTGGTCGGGGCAGTGGTTCCTCGACGCCAATGAGGGCACGCCGTATTTCGGTCAGGTGCTCGGCATGGGCACGGGCGGCACCTATGATCAGGCGATCCAGCAGCGCATCCTCGCGACGCAAGGCGTTACGCAGATCGTCGCCTACGCGTCGAACCTCGATCGCGCCTCCCGCGTGCTGACGGTGACGGCTACAATCGATACGCAGTATGGCACTGCCGTCGTGACGACCGACCTGAACATTCTCGCCTAGGAGCATCCCGCGTGGTAACCGTCCTTCGGCAATGGTTCCGCCAGCGCATCCCGACGCAGGACGTCATTGCCGACGTCAGCGCGGCGCAGATGGCATCCAACGAGGCCGACGGCCTCCTGCACCTTTTCCTCGCCGTCTGCGATTGCGCGTGGGGGGTATTCGGTGCCCGCGTGCCATTCGTCACGATCAGCAGCCGCACGGCGGTTGCCATCATGACGGATCAGCACGGCGGCGCCGAGGCATCGCTTGCGTTCCTCGCGCTGGCGTGGGCGCTCGAGGCCATCGACCCCGGACACCTGCAGTCGGCGCGCGTGGCCGATGTCTGCCGGCAGATTCAGGGCCTACAGATTTTGTCTCCGGTGCTCGCGCAGCGCGTGGCGCCCAAGGAGTAGCGCCGTGCCCGGACCCTACCCGCTGCCCACGCTTGCCGCCACGGTGACGCCGGCCGGCATCACGGCGCCCGCCTATTCGGACATCCTGGCAAGCCTGCAGGCGTCCTTTCAGGCGATCTATGGCAGTGACGCCGTCATCGACCCGTCGTCGCAGGACGGCCAATTGCTGGCCCTCATCGCCCTCGCGATCAGCGACGCCAATGACGCCGCGATCGCCTGCTACAGCTCCTACTCGCCGACCACCGCACAGGGCGTCTCGCTGTCGTCCCTCGTCAGCATCAACGGTATTACCCGGCAGACGCCCACGAATTCGACGGCGGTCGGAAACGTCGTCGGCGTCGCCGGCACGGTGATCAACGGCGGCGTTGTCAGCGATTCGAACGGCAATCTGTGGAATCTGCCGGCGTCGGTCGTCATCCCCACCGGCGGGTCGATCGCCGTCACCGTGACGGCACAGCAGCCTGGTGCGATATCGGCGCCGTCGGGCACGATCAACGTGATACAGACACCGACCTACGGGTGGCAGTCGTTCGTGTCCACGGTGGCCGCTACGCCGGGCGCCCCCGTGGAAACCGACGCCGCCCTGCGCTTGCGGCAGCAGCAATCGGTGTCCCTGCCGGCGCTTACGCCGCTGCAGTCGATCGCCGCCGCCATTGCGCAGATCGCCGGCGTATCGCGGTCGACGGTGTACGAGAATCAGGGCGCCACGACGGACGCGAACGGCGTGCCCTCGCACTCAATAGCCGTCGTCACGCAGGGCGGCACGGCGTCGGTGATCGCGCAGACGATCGAGGCCACGAAGGCGCCTGGTACCGGCACCTACGGGACGACATCCCTGACAGTCCTCGATCCGTCCGGCATCCCGATCAACATCCAATGGTCGCCGCTGATTTCGACGACGGTGTACGTCGTCGTCACCATCAAGGCCCTCCCCGGTTATGTCGCCACGACGGGGTCGGCGATCCAGGCGGCGCTTGTCGCGTACATCAACGCGCTGGCGATCGGACAGAAAGTCCCGGCGTCGTGGCTCGAGGCCGCGGCGTCCCTGATTGGCAGCACGGTGCAGACGACTTTCGAAATCACCTCGCTAACGCTTGGCACGGCGCCGGCGCCGGGCGGCACCGCCGATATCCCCATCGCGTTCAACGCGGCCGCCGTGGCGACGACGTCGACGATTAGCGTAGTGGTGACGTGATGAGCGCGAGCCTGTCGAAGTACCTCGCATTGATCCCGCCGCAGAACGCGGGGCAACCCAATTTCGTGGCCGCCTGCACTGCGCTTCTGCAGGGCTTCGCCGACGGCACGGCGCTAATGACGGCCACGTTGCCGACGATCTTCGATCTCGACACCGCCTATCAACAGCAGCTCGACTATACCGGTCAGTGGATCGGCGTCTCGCGCGTGCTGACGACGCCCCTCGCCGGCATCTATTTTTCCTTCGACACGCCGGGCCTCGGATTCGATCAGGGCGCGTGGCTCGGGCCGTATGACAATCCGTATTCGACGACGGTGCTGCCGGATGCCGCCTATCGTCTGCTGCTGAAGGCCGCGGTGGGGCGTAACCACTGGAACGGGACTATTCCCGGTGCATACGCGATCATCAATTCATATCTGACGCCGCTCGGTTATTCGATTTCGATCATCGACGGCCAGGATATGACGATGGCCTATATCCTTTTCGCGACGACCGTCGACGCCATCACGGCCGGCCTCTACACGGGGGGGTTTTTCGACCTGCGGCCGGCCGGCGTAGGCGTTACCGGTCACTACTACGCGACGCCTGGACAGCCGATTTTCGGATTCGACATCGAAACCACGGTTGTCGCCGGATTCGATGTCGGCTATTGGTTGTCGCCAAATCCTCCGCCGATCTACGTGCCGCCCGTCGTCACGCCGGGCGCCGCGCAGTACCAATTGCCGGGAACGCCGGCGATCGTGTATTCGGTGCGTCGCCTGATGTCGTCCTACGCGGGCGCCGCGTTTCGCGTGCGTCGCGACAGCGACGGATCGCAGGCCGACGTCGGATTCACGAGCAGCGGCGACCTCGATGTGGCCGGCCTGCTCGCCTTCGTCGCGGGCGCGAGCGGCTACGTAGTGACTTGGTACGATCAGAGCGGCAACGGCATCAATGCCACGCAGTCCGTTACCGCCCTACAGCAGCGCATCGTCGTCCTCGGCACGCTCGAAATCAAGGGCATTCGCGCCGCCCTGCACAGTCTCGGCGCCGACGGCGTCGTGGTGCCGGCGCAAACCATTGGGGCGCCGTGGTCGGCGTTCGTCGTGCAGGGCCTCGACAACACGCAGAATCGCCGCATGCTCACCGCCAACAATTCGGCGGCGGTGCGCGATTGGTACCTCGGTTATCAGGGCGGATACGAGGAGGCGGTATTTTTCGAGACCGGCAGCGCGGTAGCGCGCGGCGCCGCGACTCCGGCCGATGAGGTCTACTCTGTCGTCTCCAATCTGACGGCCGCCACCGGATTCGCCGACGTCTACGATGCCACCATCGGGACGTCTCCGGTGACGTGGGCGGGCACCAGCTACTACCCAAGCAATACGGCCCTCTATCCGATCATCGATGCCGTGTCGTCGGCCGGCATCCGGATCATCAATCGCGCCGTGGGGGCTTCGGGCGCGCTGGCGTGGAAAGGCGACGGCAACGCCTACACGTATTCGGCCTCGAATGGCGCGCTGCTGTCCGCGGCGGCACAGAGCGCGGCAGAGGCAACGTGGCCGGCGGCGGCCCCGCAGTTCGGAAATTTCGCGGTGTCGCCGTATAACGCTCAGTATGCGATCATGCAGACGACGGACGGAAACAACGTCGTCTGTTATCCCGGCAACATCAACGCATCCCACAATTCACAGGGCACCGGCGTCGCCGCCCTGTACCTTTGCTCGGGTGGGCCGTCCGGCGTGTCGACGCCGGTTTTTGTCGCCGACATCATTCCGGTGTTGAGCGGAATCGCCACATCGGACACCCTATTGGCGATTATTCCGTGCGCCGACCTCGCGCATATTTTGGTTATCACCAAAAACGGATCGGGCGCCTATACCTATCACTTGGTAAATGTGTTGGGGGGCGCCGCATCCGAGGTTTCAACGGGAAATTTCGCCGCCATTCGCGGGGCGTCGACGCCGCTGCTCAACGGAAGCGGCGCTGTCGTGGGCGCCGGGAGCTGGTGCGACATCAACTCGATTGGCGGCACCGCGTATCCGCTTGGGTGTCTCGATTCGAACCTGACTACGCTGTGGATCTCGAATATTCAAAACAGTCAAGATTTGTGGTGCGTGAAATTCAACGGTACCGACTGGTCGCTCTGCAATTACATCGCGCAGTCTTTCCCGACGTCCGGCCCCCTAAGCGCGGCTCCCGAGGCCATCTGGGCCGATAACTCCATGCTTGCCCACATCAAGGGACAATCAGCATCCGGTGTGAGCGCGTCGATCGCGCTGTGGAGTTTCAACGCGGCGAGCAACGAAATATATCGCGTGTGGGAGAATGACTTTCTCCCGACGTCGTTCGCGGCGTCCAATAGCGCGGACCCCGTGGCGATCGTTACCGGGGTGACGCCGTCTATCAGGATCGGCAATCGAAACCCATTCACGACGGGAGTTTCGCCGGCCGTGAATGGCGACGGCACCGTTATCGTTGTCGACCCCGCAACGGGTCAGGTGACGTCGACCGCGGCTGCGCAGAATTCGATCGAGGCTGAGTACATCGTCAACGGATATACGAGCGGCGATCAAGGCGCGCATCGTTGGCATTCGCCGCTGTCCGGATACACGTCGAACCTCATCGACATGGTTATGATGAGCGGATCCGGAAAGCCTGTCGTCGGAATGACGAAGGGGTTTTATTCATCGGGCTACGCGGGCGGCGTGTGGACGTTCGATTACGCCGGCGGCGGATACCTCGCCGACTGCATCGCCGTCTGCACGCCGCTGCCCACGGGTACCGGTGGATATGTCCACGTCGCCGGCGCATTCCCGTGCGCTGATTTTCAACACGTCGTCATCGTCCTTGATTATCAATCCGGCACGCCTACCAGCAATAACTATTTCTATGTGGTCAACATCTCGTCGTCCGGCACCCCGACCCTCGTGGGCGCCTATCAATTCGATTCCGGCCTGCAGGCGTTCCTCGGGTCCGGTATGCCGATTCCATTTGGATGGTGGGCCGATACGCACTATGATCTCAGCGGATCAAGCGGCGCCGCCATGCTGGAATCCGACCTGCAGCATGCATGGCTACTCGCCTATAACGGGTCCTCGTTTTGCTGCGTGAATCTGAGCGCCGGCGTCGCTACGCAGGTGCCGGGACCGAGTGCGAGCGCGGCAGAGGGCACGCCGGCATTTGTTCTGAGTTCGTCGTCGTTCCTCGTGCCGTCACTGTGGGCCGACAACGGAAAATGCGCGATCGCGTCCCTCAATTCCGTCGCCATGTGGTCTCGCCCGCTGGGTTCGTCACTGATCGGCGTCTATCGCGACGGCGTCGAATTTGCCGGCCTCGCCGACGGCATCGGATCCGCGTATCCGCCGGATCCCATGTATTTCGGCGGACAACTCGTCGGCGTCAGCGATCAGCACTCATACGGGACGACGCACGAATTCATCGCCTATCGGGCCGCGCTGACGAATGCGCAGCGACAGGCGATCGAATTCTCGCAACTTAGTTATTACCAGCTATCCCCCTACGCGAATTGCCACACGAACGCCCTAGCGTCGTCGGCATCGCTCGCCGATTTCTCGGCGTTCGGGGCGCCGACATCCTACGGGGACAGCGGCAGCGCATTGCAGATCGCCGGCTTTGCCGGCGGCACGCAGGCCGGCCTTTCGCTGTCGATCGTCCCCGCGCATTCGCAGGGCAATCTTTCCGTCAACGTCACCGTTGCTGACCCCACGCACGGCGTCGCGCCGGCCCTGTGCTGGCTGACGTCATATTTCAACGGCGCCCCGAATAGCTTTGCCTATGCCCTGCAGGTTGCCCTGGTCAGCGGAAACCTCGTCCTTACCCTGATTCGCGGCTCCAACAGCGGCGGTGGAGCCAATGTCGTGCTGGCGACGATCGCCGCCGGGGGTGCATCCGTGGGGGATATCCACCGTATCGAGGTCGACTACAATGGAACCACTGGCACGCATACCGTCTACTTGGACGGCGTGCAGGTGGGATCGGTGGTAGACGCGACCTACAGCGCGGGCACCGTCGGAATGTTCGGCGTGTGCACCGCAACCACCGCAACCGCGGTCGCATTCGATTCGCTATATCTTGCTTGGCAATAGGAGCCCGCAATGCCCACCCAGGATTTTCTTCCCTTCGCCGCGCAAGCCGGCGCCAACGTCGTCGCGCAATCCGCGTGGGCGGCGTCGTCCTACGTCGGTCCGGGATTTAGCTCCGGTATCGCGCCGTCGAACGAATGCAACAAGGCATGGCGACAGTCGTCGATCATGGCCGCCGTCATCGGCAACCTGATTGCTGACATCACCGGGCAGAATGTCGTCGACGACGGCACGACGGCCACGATCCTCGCCAATCTCGCCCAGGCCCTCGCGACGCAAGATTTTGGCGTCGATACGTCGTCGACGGCCAATGTCTATACGGTGACGCAGACGCCGGCGCCCGCCATCGTCGACGGCTATCGCATCCGATTCCGGCCCGCGCACACGAACACGGGGGCATCAACGCTGACGGTGAATGGCACGACGCACGCCGTCGTCGACAACGGATTCGCTGCCGTCGCCGCAAATGCGATCATCGCGAATGGATCCGTGCTCGTCGAGTACAACGCCGCCGCGGCGTCGTGGGTGCTCATGGATTCCACCGGAAGCGGGGTCAATGGCAGCTACCGGCCCAAGGTCGTTTCGTCGGCTCTGCTGACGTGGACGACGACGGCTGGCGGCGTCTACACGTTCAGCCACGGGCAGGGGTCGGCGCCCGACATCGTGCGCGCGGTGTTTGTGAATCAGAGCGCGGAGGCAAGTTATTCGCCGGGCGACATCGTCGAGGCCGCCAGTGTTTACGTGAATACGGGCAGCGTGGGCACCTCGGTATGGTCGAACGCAACGCAGATCGGCGTATCGCTCTACAACGGCGATAACGACGTCGTCATCAAGACTGGCGTATCGTCGTCCGCCATGACGGCGGCCAATTGGAAAATTCAACTCATTGGAATCTGGCTGCACTGACATGGACGACGACACCACCTCGGCGGGGCGCAACCGCGACGACGGCCACCCGCACAGGCGGCGCAGCGACGACAGATGGCACCTGACGAAGGACGTGCCGGCGTCGTGGCTGCTCGGCCTGCTGCTCGCGACCGGCGTGCAGATCGCCGCGTGGTGGGTTTCCATGCACGACCTGCAGCGCGACGTCGCGTCG